TGCAAATGCTAATTGTTTAGTATCAAAAAAGCTACTTAGACCACTTAATTTTATTGAAGTTGTAGATGTTGAATTACTTGTATTGCTAAATGTAGTTTGTGTACCTCTTATACTTAAATTAATTTGTGTACTTGAGTTTCTGTTACCTATAAACAAACCTCTTGAATCAGTATTTGCAGTAGTTGAAGCTGTTGTATTATTAACTCTTAAATACGATGTATTGCCAAATCTTAGCCACATTGAAACTTCATCAGGCACACCTCCAGCTGTATTACCAATAGAAGGTGAAAGTACATCAACATTTGTTCTTGAATATACTGAAACGTGTGTACTATTTAATGCTAAATGAGTTCCTACATTAACAAAACTATCTGCAAAAGCATTAGTTCCATTAGGCAAAGCACCCGTACTTGAATGCGTCCAACCCCCATTAAACACTAATCTAAACGCAGCATCTAAATCTCTTGGGTCTTTCAAGTTAAATTTGTGAGTTGAACTTGTACCTCCAACAAATGGATATAAAGCCTTTATTTTTGTCCAAATACCATAATTTTTAGTATCAACTACTAAAGTATTAATAGCCGCTTGTTGTGTAGGGTCTGTAATTGCAGCCGCTGTTATGAACGCTTGAGCATCTGCGTCAGTTGTTGGCGCACCTGAAATATCAGTTAAACCCGCCCAACTTTTAGCGTGTGAATCTCCCCAACCTATCGCGTTGTTTGCGCCTTGCCCCCAGCCTATTGCGTTGTTTGCTGCGCCATCTCCCCAACCGTTACTATTTGCCATTTTTATCGCTATTTAATTTAACCAAATAAGCTTTTAACTTTTTTACGTTTTCGTCTTTTGGTTTGTACTTCTTTAAATAAACCATCCCGTGTAATTGTTTTGTGTATCAGGGTACATATTGCCGTTAGAATTACTGTTATATTCAGGAAATAAAGCTTGATTAAAACTCATATAATCAATAAATCTTTCCGTGTAATGCTGCGCTATGCTTCTTTCTTTTTCGACTAAATAATCTATTTCGTTTTTTTCTACGTTGGTAGAGTTTTCCGAGTTGTGTTTATATACCCCTTTGTTCGCTATTGTATAAGCCGCAAAGGGTAAGTATTCCATCATTGCAAAATGAATTAACATCGGTTTTACATACGTAACAACTAAGTTTAAATAGTCACCGCTTAAATCTTCGTTTATTATATCTGTTTTAATTCTTTCTATTAAATCAGTACCTAAATAATTTTGTATATGAATATCCTGAGCGACCTTTACCCACTGAATAAAATTATCCGTGTCTACATTACCGTTTAAAGCGGTAAATTTTACAATGTCATTTCGTGTAACTAATAATGCTTCAGCCATTTTATTCTTGGTTTTCTTTTAACATTTTACCGCCCGTGTTTGGGTTATTAGGACTAAATCCATTTAAAGGTAAATTATTTGGATATATTGAAACTTCGTAAGGGTTTGTAACTTTGTAACCTTTTATTTCAGCTGCGCGCGTTCCTATTTCGGCATAACCTTTTTCAATAGCGTTTAAGTCTAACATATAAGTAACACGGCTAAATTTGTGGTGGCATCTCGCACCGCCTTTATATTTGAAAATATCGTATGTATTAGCGCCAAATTCACCCCAACCCGGATTTACCGCCCTTCTACTCATTGCGTCAATATCTTCCTTTCTGAATAGTCTTTCTTCCTTTGCCATCATAGCTTTACAAAAGTCTCTTTCAGGTGTTTTATTTCCCGTGTACTTATAACGTACTTTGAAGTATTTTAAGTCACCTACTTTTTTGTCCTGAGAACTCTTTAATTTAGGCATTGGATTACCAGTTTGCACTAAGTTAATAAAGCGGCTTAAAAGCGTTGTTTTAGGCTCTAAATCGCTTTCAGCTTTAATTAATTGTAAGTCTAATTCTTCGTCGCTATCTGAACTTTCTCTTTCGTCTACTAAAACCCAACCTTCGCCTAATTGGTTCGCGTCTACTTCAGCTAATATTTCTTCTAAGTCCGTGTTTACTTTGCTTAGTTCCGTTCCCGTTTCTTCAGCTATTTGTTCTTCAGTTTGTGTATTTTCTAAATCTACAAATTCTAAAGGTTGTAAAGTCTTAAAGAATAACTTTAAACTAATTCCGTTGTATGCTAAAATAGTGTCGAAAGCGTCCAAAATTTCTTCTTGAAATGGACGTATAACCATATTGTCAAATAAAATACTTGAATTCTTTAATTCGTCAGCATTAGAACTAAATCCGTTTGAACTTGCAATACCAAATAATAACGGACTTGTTACGTTGTGACCTAACATTATCTTACGTAAACATTCTTCGCTTAAATACGTGTAATGGTCTGGAGCGTCGTTTAACGGAATATCGTCTACCGTAGTTTTACTTTCCGCGTTTTGGTTAAATGCTACAATTACTTTTTGACCACGTGAACCCGTTAGCTTTCCAAGAACTTTAGAAGTAATAATTTCTTGTTGTTCTTGACTTGGTAAACCGTTGTTAAAATTCACAACTTTAGTTCCTGAAAAACCGTTTTTAACTTCGTTAATCAAATAATCAGCTACTTCTTCTTCAAGAACGCAATACGGAATAGAACCTTGATAGTCAACATTGGAATAATATTTCATTCCAACGGAATAAGGTCTAACGAACATTATTTCTACTTGTTCGTTTGAAAAACCAAAAGCTGGTATTCTTTTAGGTACATACTTTCTTGTGTCTTCCCAATTATCTGAATAATAGTAACCTTCAATTTCACCTTCTTTATTGCACTTTTCAGCACGTAATAAATTAACGGGTATATGGTAAGCTTTAAGAATTTTTTTATGGTCTTTAGAATAGTGTACTTGAATTGCAAATTGTCCAAGCATTTTTCTATCAATAACCATTTTACGAACACAATCCTTACTAAACAAAGCCATCATTTGAGCATACTCATTAGGCTTTCTATTTGCGTCTATTGCACTTAATCCACGTCCGTAAATTAATCTACTAATATTGTTTATAAGCGAGTTGTTCGTTGTTGAATTCGTGTATCTATCTATCAAAAAATTGAAGTAATTATTATCTTCTCCAAATTCCACCCAATTATCTCTTTTGGACTCCTGAATTACCGGTGTTGTATATGCGCTTAAATTTAGAACGTGTATATTATTCATAAACTATAAATTCGTTTGTTGTACTGTTTGAAACATACTGACCGTTATTTACGGAAAATGTTACTAAAGGCTGGTCGGTACAAAATATTTTATCTCTGTAAACTATTGTAGTTCCGTCTTTTATTACCAAAGTGTAAAAATGATTTTCAACTAAACTAAATTCAGCTTCTAACGTATCGTAATAATCCCCTTCAGTGTGCGTATAAGTGTCTATTGATACCGTTACATTAGTTTGTTCGTCGGTTATTTCTACCGTATCGAAAGACGAATTACGCGGGATAAACACGAATGTTTGTGGCGTTGTGTCGGTAGTTAATACAATCATATATATATAACTACAAAAGTTCGATTTTGTCCGAAATAAAAAACCCCCACCGTAAAGTGAGGGTTCGTATATGCAAGTAAAATTCTATTAAGAAACAACTATGTTTGCATCCACAGTACCGTCGTTAAATAAAGCCTCTAACGTAGCTTCTGAAGTACAATCTAAGAAATTGGCGGGAATTCTCTCCATGGACGTGAACGTCAAATTATAACCATTAAAATCACCCATCTGCGTACCGCTTGACACATTGCCCGCAGTAACGTCACAACCTTGCTCTAATCCAGCTAAGAAAAATTGGTGGTCTCTTGTTTCGACTACAATTCTTGGACGTCCGTACGCTAACATTTTAACGTTTTTATGTGTAGCAATATCTTGTTTTTTCAACTGAACGGTAAGAACTTGTTCAAAGAAAGTAGTACCATTGTCACGTGACGTTTGAATAGTTTGTTCAAATCCGTTTGCACCTTTCAATTCGTACTTATACAAAGAAAGCGCAGCGTCAGGTGTCCAAGTGTTTATAACGTCTGAATTAGCCGTTGTACCGTATGTAATATTATCAGTAGCTAAATCCCCGTAATTGATAAAATAAATGTTTAGAAGGCCTGAAATCGCGTCTTTGCACGCTTCTACTCTTCCGTTTGCTATGTCGCAGCTCATATTTTTAGTTTTTAATGTTTAATAAAAAAGGGTGGCGTATATTGCACCACCCTATTATTTAATTTATAGTAAATTAGTTAGCTGAATTCGTGATTCCGTATGTTACTAAATCTGAAGCAAAACCGTATTTAGCATCTGCCGAAAATCTCATGATTACACGTACATTTTGTGAACCGTCATTTTCGGACATGTCCAAAACGCGTACTTCATTTAAATCCGAAAGTAGCGATGTCGCAAAAAACAAGTTAGATACTTGAGAAAGTAAAGCCGTATTAGCAGCAAGTCCGTTTGCTAAAAAGATTTTAACACCGTCGAAATACAAATCATTTAAAGATTGGTTAGTTCCTTTGTTATCATAACCATTTGAACCTACGCCCGCTGCGGCAAAACCGCCCAACGCTCTAACGTATGCTCTATAAACGTTAGAAGAAACATACAATGTTAAATCTTCTTTTCCGTACAATGCAGCTGGACACGCGTCAACGATTTTACCTAATTCAGTAATAACGTTAGCAGCAGTTACAGTAGTACCAGTAACCTCTTGTGCTGAAGGCAAAGAAGCGTCAGTAGTTAATTGCGTCATGATACCCGCGAACTGACCAGCAGTAGCGTTAACACCCGTCCAAATAGCAGTTTCCATTCCAGCAGCAACTTTCTCAGCAGCGTGTGCAATTAAGAAATCCGCGAATGATTTAGGCAATACGTCGAATGCACTGTAACCCATTTGTAAAGCATCCCAATCATTTCTGAAATCTGATTTACACAATTGTAAATTTACTTGGAACGACTCGGGCTGTAACACTCTCTCTGTCAATGTTATAGTACTTGTAGGGTCAAAATCACACGTCGCGTTAGCAATTATGTTATCTGTAGCCACACGCTTGATAACTTGTTTAAATTTGACATTTGGCATGATAGTCATACCGCCTTTTTCAAGGGTTGGTGCGCTTAATAAAGCTGCGGCAATGTATTTTCCGGAAAATTCTCCGGCATACGAGGTTGTAATTGATGTCGTGGTCGCCATAATTAGTTGATTTTTAGATATTTATAAATTAATTGTTTAGTTTTGATAAAACCGAATCCATTATACTTTTACCTCTTTTAGGCGCTAATCGTGTAATGTGAATAGGGTTTTCGTTTTCAGGATTAAAAGAAATTGGTTTAGTTTCAGATAATTCTGTTTCTTCTATTGTATTTGTTTTAGCAAGTTCAGTTTTTAACATTTCGTTTTCTTCTTTTAATTTTTCAATTTCGGAAAAGAAAGTTTCTTTAACTACGCTTTCAACTGTTTTCTTAGGTGCGGTTTTAGCCGTTTCCATTTCCTCTTTAGCTTCGGTTGGCATTTCTTCTTCAACTTCGGGTGCTTCAACTTCTTCTTCTTCTACCTCTTTCACTTCGGAAATAATTCCTTCTTCTACTACTACTAAAATACGTCCGTCTTCTAATTCGTATTCACCAATAGGCAAAGGAATTTTTTGTTCGTCTTCCGTTACGATAACAATTTCCATTTCGGATTCGAATGTATCAGCTTCTAAAACTGTAACACCGTCAGCAAGTTTCATTTGTTCTAACTTTACTTCCATTCCGAGTAAGGTTTTGATTTGGTTGATTAGGCTATTTTTCATTTTTATTTATTTTAATTTAATTGTGACAAAATGTTTTCAGCTACTTTTTTAGATTGTTGTAAATCTTTTATTAAAACATTATTTTGTTTTATTGTTTCAATAGCTGTTGTATAACTTTTAATGCTTTTAATATCAATACCTAATTCTTTTGTTTGAGCTTCAATTTTGTTTATTAAATTTGTAATATCTTGATTACTTGCACCAATATTTGCGCTTGCTCCAGGAATATTACTTAATTGAATTTTCATATTATCAAACTCATCTATAATACCGTTTAAAATTTTAAATAAACTATTAACGTTTTCGTTTATTCTTATAGCGTTAGATTTATAAGTTTCGTTTTTAGTAATGAATTTTGACAAATCGTCAATTAGCCCCAACTCTATTTCATGGGTAGCTAATTTAGTTTCCTCTTTGAATAGTTTATTGTAAACTGTTTTTCTTGTATTCATATTACTTTAACTTTTGTTATTTTGATTTGTTCCGTTTTTATCCGTTTTCCCGTACGATAGTTCTTACACCGTTGTTTTCTGTTACTGTAACATTTTGTGCCGTTACACTCGCTGTTTTACCTATTCCTTGCGCTTGTAAACTACCGTCACAACATTTCTTTTTGTACGTTCCGTCTTTACATAGGCATCCGCGTTTTCCACCACGTGGGCTTACTTTACTTTCTTTTTGCATGATTATTTATTAACTATATTTTTCTAAAAACTTTTTATTAAGCGCTAAATCATTTTTAACTGAATCTGAAAACTCTTTATATAATTCTACTCCAGCCCCTAAATCGGTTGCCATTTTTAAAGCTTTTAATGCTTCAGTTTCAACTTTTGTTAAAATAGAAATAGACTCTTTATAATTTGACCTAACTTTATTTAATAAATTAAGATTTTCAGCGTTTAATTTACTTGATTGATTAGCTGATTTTCTTAAATCGTCTAACAAAGCTAAATTAACTTCATGCGTACCTAAATTTACTTCTTCCGCGTTTTTCTCCATTTGAGAAATCATTTTAAAAATGTTATTTAGTTTTTTCATAGTTGTTTATTAAATCTTTTAGTTTTTCTATTAGTTCGTTTTCATGTAAACTCATGTCGTATTTGTCGATAAAATACCCTTCTATTGAAAAGCCTTTTACTTCACCGGCTTTTACTTTATTCCACACCTCATCATTGTTTACTTTCATGGAAATCATCCAAGTACCTTTTGGCAAATTAAAGTTGTATAATCGGCTTTTATCCGTTTTTTCATCGTCTATTATCCAGCTTTCTACAACTGACATACCTTCTAACATTTTCTTTTCGTGTTCGATAGTTGCGTTGTTTTGGTTTGAACGCATTAAAAAAAGTTCACTCGCTTTTCTTACAGTATCTTCACTAAAGAATATATAAAACTCTTTGTCTTTTACACGTCGGTAAATTTGTTTATTAGGAATCAAAGCCGCGCCCATTAAAATGCGCTTTTCGTTATCGACCTCTTTTAATTCAACTTCATGTTTGTTTAACGCTACAAAATTTTCTTCAATTGCAGGACTTTCAACAACTGAAACGGCGTTAATTCCCATTTCGGATTTTGTTTCGTCTATTAGCAGTTCTATAATTTCGAATTTACTCATATCTCTTTAACTTATAAACTTGAATTTTGTTGCCTATTTCTATCTAACGCTTGTTGGCTTGTTACTTCACCGCTTACTACATACGCTTGTACGGGTTGCTGTTGTAATTGCGCTAATTGATTTATTCCGTTATTTCCTACGGTGTTAAATTGTGGTGTTATAGGCGCAGCGCCACCGCCACCCGTACCGCCCCCGCCACCTGAAGAACCGCCACCTTCAAACTTTTGAGCAGCTATTTTTTTAACGTTTAATAAACCCGCTGTAATAACCGCAGCCATTGCAATATAATTAAACGGGGCTGGACTATCTTTTAACGCACTCGCAGCAGCTTTATATGTGTCCATAGTTGCACCCGCAATATTAACCGCCTTTTGAACTTGAAACGCTTTCTTTTGTTGTTCTTTACTTTTACCCGCGAATAATTCAGTAACGTTAGAAATAACTTGTAACGTGTCTTTAGCAGCTTTAAAACGTAAATCGTTTAATGCTATTATTCTATCAGCTTCTTTTTTATCCGCTTCAGCTTTTGCAATTTCTTCTTCGTCCCTATATTTTTTATTTATAGCAGCGGAATCTTTGTTAAACTTATCGGTTAACGCTTTTTGTAATTCCGCATTTGTACCCGCTAATTCAAATTCTTTATCGTAGGCTATTTGTAAGTCTAAAAGTTCTTGTTCTTTTTGAGAATTTTTAAGTTTTTGTAACGCATACCATTGTTCATCTTCTAATTTAAGTTTTTCTTCAGCTGCTTTAGTACGTTTTTCTTTATCTATTTGGTCGTACTTATCGTTAATCTTTTGTTCGTCTACTTTTTTACTTTCAACGGCTTGGGCATTTAACGCGGCTAACTTACTTACCTTATCTTTATCGTTGGCTAATTCTTTTTCAGCATCTTCTTTTTTACGTTTGTATTGTAAATCTAAAGCGGCTAATTCTTTAGAACGGCTTTCGTCCATTATACGAAGTCTTTCATCTTCTATTCGTCGCGTAATGTCTATATTTTCTTTTACCGTACCGCCACTACCTGAAGCACCACCGCCCGTTCCCGCAGCTGGTTTATTTTTATCAATTTCTAATAGTTTTAAATCCGTCTTTTGGTTTTCTATTTCGTTTGAAGTATCAGCTAATAATTTATCTAATTCAGCTACACGCGCACTCATTGCACCGCCTGAAATTGCATCTATA